TGTTCCGGAAGATGAACGCGCAGCGTTGGCGTAGAACAGCGTCCCGACAACGAGCGCGGGCGGAGAATCGAGCGTCCTCGAGACCTCCCCACTAGAAGTAGTCGTCTGCACGACTCCGGGGGTGTTGTAAAACCAGCGCAGGTAGATAGGGATGCTGTTCCCGAAGCTGTTGGCCCCAGCAACACGCGCAACCAAACCGGGGCCGTTCGAACTCAAGAACGGGTGAAATCCGGTGAACGCCGCAGAGGAAGTCGTGTTGCGCGTGTAGAGGGTTTGCCAAGTGAACGGCGGGCTGCCGGTAATTACCGCGTTCACCGCTCGCCACTCGTTGTTCATAACGTGGATGTAGCCACCCATATGAGCAGCGACGTTGTAGTTGTTCTGTTTGTAGGACGAAGTCGTGAGAAGCGACCCACCGGGGTTGTCAACGACTTGGAGGAACCTCCCTGCGACTGCACGCAGCAGGCTCGTGGTGCCGGTCCTGTAGACCGTGTTTAGGAAGTTTCCCATTTGAGTACCCTATCTGCTGAGGGTGATGATGTTAATAGAGCCGTCGTCTTGCACGTCGGCTCGCTTGACTTCGGCGATGGTGGCGCGCACGCCATTGATGCAGATCTCGTCGCCAGCGACTACGTTTTCCGCCAGCTTGGTCGTAACGAGATCGCACATCGTGATCGCAGTTCCCAGCGGCGCAGCCGCAGAACCATCGGACGGGCCATCCACGAAGACGAAGATGATGTTGGTTTCGACCGTAGGCATGACGCTCCTATGGGGCTGGCATGTTTGCTGCTTCAGTTAGCAGCAGATCAATGTAGACATCGCCGGGGAAGTCTAGGCCAAGATCAGCGACGCGATCCCAGATGATGGCACTGGCTGTTCCTGAAGGCGAGCTTGTGACGTTGTCGATGCGCTTCTGCCCGCTATTGAGCGCTCCAGTAGGGCCGGAGAACCCGATCGGCGTCCCAGAGTTTTGCGGAAGCCTCGAGCCATCTCCGTTGCTCGGCCCTGCCCCGCGAGCACGGTAGTAGACCCGCGACGAGAGGAACGTGGACGCCACATCGAAAGCGTAGTAGGAGAGCCGCACAGCACCGGGGTTGACGGTTTCGTCTGGAGCCACCAAGTAGGGAAGGATCTTCCGGTTGTAGTTGATGATCTCCGGGCCAAGTCCGAACCCACTGCTGTAGCTGACCCCACCAGGCGTAGCAGGGTTGTTGACGATTGCGCCGACGCCACCCGTGGTCGCGAGAGGGGCGGAGATCATCGGGATCAGGAATGGAACCGTCGCAGGGTTCACTCCGTTGTTTCCCCGATGGAAGTAGAGACGATGCTGCGTGTCTAGGCCCGGAGCCGTGTCGCTGTCCGAGATCACGTTCACAGCCGCAGTGGTGGAGAACTGGTTCGTACTGGCGAACGTGTGGCTGACGTTGGTGACCGTGAGCGCGGAATACAACGTCTCCGTGGCCTCCACCCTGTAGATGTTCAGCGTGAACCCGCTGGTCTGCGGCCACAGAACGAGGACGTTGGTAGCCGACTTCGCAACTGCGAACGTTCCCCCAGGCGCCAGTCCGAACGATCCCAGCGTCGTCGGAGAAGCCCAGTTTGGACCCTCCCACATCTGGAGACTTCCTAAGTTGAGCCCGACGAGGAACAACCTCCGACCGAGCACGAAAAACGTGTCTCGTGGATCGTTCGTCTTGGTGGGGCGGGGGATCTCCTCGACCACGTTCTGCTCAGGATCGAAGGTACACATCAAACCTTCGGCAGAGAGGTAGAGTTTGCCTCGATACGCCACCGGAACCGTCATGGCAGTCACAGCGACGGACACCGAAGTCGTGAACGAACTCCACGTTCCAGCAAGAACGTCCAACACGACCACACCAATAGCGTTGCCCGTCGCCTTGTAGAACCCAGCGACGTAGTACTTCCCGTCTCGACCGAAGAAATCGTAGAGCCCGGTGTGGATACCGTACCCCAGTGCGGTATCTTGGTTCGTCGTCGTGTGAACGACAGCCCATCCGGGAGTCGGCGCACCGTCTGCTCGCCAGATCTGGTTGCCTTGGTAGATAAACGCACCGTAGCCGTTCGCCAGGTTCCTACCTGGCGTCGGCATCATGATGACGCGGTCGTAGGCATAGTAGTTGTTGCTGAGCCCTGGGTTCTCCTGCGTGTATCCGCTCAACGTCGGGAAGAACCCCGTGTTTGACCACAGGGTTCCATTGTTGACGTAGGTCCCCGGCGTGACGGTCGGGGACGACATTGGACCAGTGACAGGACGAAACCAAGGCGTCGGCATCGGCTACTAGTCCAGACGGATGTAGAAGTTCCCGGAGGGGACCTCGAACACGTCGTCGGTCTGGATCGTGCGGACGCTGGTCGGCTCTCCCCAGTAGAGGAGGTTGCCAGACCCAATAGCCTCGGAGTCGAACACCGCTCCCGCCACGATGGCACCCCACGGGGTGGTAGCCGGGGAGAAGGTCAGCGTAGCACTATTCACGCACGACCAGTCCGGGCCGCTCGTAGGCTCGCTGAACTCCACCAGCTTGCGCTCGTAGCCAAGACCAGAAGCGACCTCGGTGAAGTTGACCTCACTGCCGGTCGTGGTGATCGCGGTGCCGAGAGCGAAGTAGAGCGTGCTCGGGCTGGTGAAGGTGGACCCGAGCAGCGTAGCGCCGAGAAGCTGCTGCTCGAGGTAGTCGCTGAAGTTCATGGAGTCCTCGTAGGCTTGACGTTCCCAACGAACGTGAGTCTGAAGTAGCCGGCTCGAAACAGTCCGAGATCGGTCGGGTCTTCTTGGCGGAAGTCCTCGAGATAGCAGCCACCATAGCTGATCTCGCTGAACCCAGTCACGCTGGCAACGCTGCTGACCAGCGTCAGAGTCGCCACGTCCGACATAATCAGGTCTTCCAAGTCGTAGCCGAACTGGACGAACTCCCCTCGAGACGCCTCCTCGCGGTAGACCTTGAACTCGTGGCGGAAGATCTGCGCGGGGTAGCGCCCGTCGAGAAGCACGTCAGGGCACCAGAAGTTCTGCCGCTCTGCGATCGGGGTAAGTCGCGCAGCCTGCGCCAGACGGAAGTCCTGCACGAAGTCCCCAACAACGGCAGTCGAGAACACCAGGGTCATGTTTCCGGCGAACACCGGCTCGAGGTTGTTAGGCATTAGCGCGGTGCTCCACCAGTGCGAGAGTTCAGCGACCGGACGAGAAGGTTGCGCTGACCGACGAGAATCTCACGCACCGTTTGCGCGATGACTTGGTCTTGGATCTGGAACTCGTCTCCGATGTTCTTGAGGTTTCGGGCGAGAAGCTGCTGAAGCTCGGTGAGTCCCTTGGTGACCTTCTTCTGTCGGTTGACGACCTCACTTCCGGTATCGTCCAACTCCTTGCGCTGCGCCGCGATTTCCTTCGTGATGGAGTCTCCGATTCCGGTGTCGGTCGGTAGAGCGTCGATTGCGCCAAATCGTTCCGCAGCCGTCGTCGCCCCAGCCCTCCGCTTGCGAACAGCCTCGAGTGCCTTCTCCTCGAGAGAAAGCTCCTCACGCTTGAGCCGGTTGAGTTCCTTCTGGTCCTCGACCAACTGTTGAACAGCCGCTCGCTGCTTGTCGGCTAGCGTCGAGAAGGACTCCTCGATCTGACGTACCTCGTCGTTCAGCGCCTTCTGGCTGCGCTGGCTCTCACGGATCTTCTTCTCGAGTTCCTCTTCCTGCGCGTTGAGCTTGGCGCGATCCTCTGCCTCGAGACGGGAGATCTCTCGGCGAGCGGTCTGTTGATCCACACCAGCCTCGAAAAGCTCGTTGAGTCGCCGCTGCCGCTCGAGGCGCTGATCACGCTCTTGTGTGCGTCGGCCCCCAGTGCGGAACGCCTCAAGCTGCTCACGCAGACCACGAAGCTCGTTTCGACTCTGCACGATTCGATCGCGCAGGGTGAAGGCGAAGGCTCGCTCAAGCTGCTGAATCTGCTGAGGACTGGATGCACGCTCGAGCGTCTGCCGGAACTGCTCAACCGTCTGCGTCAGATCAGAGAATCCGGGAATTGCCACGTCTCGCGTGCTTCGGCGGATGAGGTCGATCCGACGAGAGAACACGTCGATGTCGTTCGAGAGAGCCGTCCCGAGCCCGCGCTCAGAAAGCTCTGCACGGAACTGGCGGAGGAAGTTCTGAACCTCGAGCCCTTGCTGGCGAGCTTGGCGGATCGAGCGGTTCAGCCCCTCGAAACTGCGGTCTGGGGTTTCGTCCTCAAGTTCACCCGCGGCGCGGATCTTGCGGACCCGGTTCAGAATCCGCTGTTCTTCCTGTTCGATGCGACGGAAGTCTTCCTCGATCCTCTTCCGCGTCTGGTCGGCAAGCTGAGCACGCCGGTTCTCGATCTCGGTGAAGGACTCCTCCTGTAGACGCTGTGCCTGCTCAAGTGCGTTGCGGAGCTTCCGAAGCTGCGGATCAGAAACGCCAAGAGCAGCAGCGAGAGCCGAATCCCCTTCTGCACGATCCTGAAGCTGTAGCTCTCGCTTTCTGATCTGGTTGTCCAAACGTGCGATGGCGATCTGAAGACCGTTGACGGAGCGGATCGACTCCTCTCGTGCCTTAGCAAGCTGCTCGTTCAACTTGATGAGACGAGGGCTCACACCAGCAGCTTGAAGCTCTTGCGTCTCGATAAGCGCTTGAAGCTCTTGCCGCTGTCGCGAAAGCCGCTGATTGACGATGTCGATGGAGAGTGCTTCTGCGTCAAGGATCGCTTCCCGCTGTCGCGTTCCCTCGCTGACGATGTTGGTCGCCTGCTCTTCAATACGCTCAAGCGTGCGAACCCGCTCCCGCCGAGCATTGCTGAGAGCCTTCTCGCGCTTATCGAGATCCTCGATGGCGAGCGCCTGACGCTGCTTCGACTGGAACGTTGCCTCCGCTTCCGCCTCCTGCGCCTCACGGAAGGTGTTTGCGGCATCTCGAAGCTCGGAGTCCGTCTTGACTGCTTCAGTTCGAAGCGCTTGCTGCTGCTGGGTGAAGTCCAGAAGGATCCGCGCGTTCGTGTTCTTGAACAGGTTGCGTCGTTGGGTCTGGAGCTTCTTCGTCTCGTTGATCGCAAGGTTGGCAGCCTGCTGAAGAACCTTGAGTTCAGCATCAACCTGCTGCGCGTCAGCGAAAAGCTGGGCACGCTCCGCGCCCTCAAGAGCCTCTCGAGCTTCAATCGCCGCACGAGCAGCACCGCGAAGCAGAGGCTCAGCCTCCAAAAGCTCCTTGTTTTGACGGGCGAAGACTTCAGCGCCCTGCTCAACAGCCGTATTCAACTGAGATTGCACCGCTCGCTGCGCCTCGAGAACTCTGTTGCTCTTGATGCTAAGCACCAACCCATCACGCTTGACGCGGTCGGTGAGTTCTAGATTTCGAGCCTCGCGTTCGCGCAGGTTGAGCGTCTGCTCAAGTTCGTTACGAAACGTCTGCTCGGCAGCAGCAAGCTGCGTCTGGAGTTCCTGAACGTCACCCTGAGAGGTTTGCAGAGCACGGGGAAGCTGCACACCGAAGAACGCCTCAAGCTCAGCGATGCTTCCGGTTTCGCGAATTGCCTCAAGCTCCTTGCGGAACTGCGGAAAGCGAAGCGCAAGTCTCTGAACGAAGGAGTCGAAGCGAGCAGCGTCCTCGCTAAGCGTCTCGAACGCAGTCTCGCCGCCAAGATCCTGTAGGTCCCTGCGGGTGTCGAACACGCTTTGCGAGAACTCACGCTGGGTGCTCTTGAGTTCGTTGAGTTCCTTGCGGTAGTTCTCCGCCTCGATCGTGGCGTCAACGAACGCAGTCGCGGCCAGAGCACCAAGACCAACAACCGCAGCACTCAGAAGACCGATCGGACCAGTCAGTGCGGTCAGCGCCCCAAACGCCACGGTCAGGAGCTTGACGCTCCCTGCGGCTGCGCCAAGACCTACGACAGCCGTTCCGAACGTAATGATGTTCGCCACGGCTCGAGGAGTGATGAACGCGCCTCCGCTGGGGAAAGCCTTCAGGAAGTCACTGACCGCGGAGACACCTTCGCGGAGAACCGGAAGGAACTGGTTGCCGACCGCGACCGTCGCCTCCTCAGTGAGTCGGGGCAGCGAGGAGATCTGCTTACCGACATCCTGAAGGGCAGCCTCGTAGGTGCCTGCGATCAGCCGACCCTTGTCAAGCACTTCGTTCAGGACAAGCTGCCGCTTCTCGAATGCGGTCAGGCTCTTCGTCGTGCGTCCCGTCTCCTGAGCAAAGCGTGCATAGACGTTGTTCAGGTTGATGACGATGCCCAGGTTGCGGAGGAGCCGAACGTCGTTTCGCTGGATCGCGAGAACGAGGCGCTCGAAAGCCTGCGAGGAGTTGACACCCGCGATGACCGCAGCGTCCTGAGCGACGCGGGTAAGCTCCGCGGCGCGGCTCAGGTCGATGTTCGCCTGGGCAAGCTGGGTGAGCGACCGACGAGCGGCCTGGGTCGTAATACCCAGTCGCTTGACGTTCCGCTCGAGAACACCAAGCTGGGTTCCGCTCTGCCCAGCAATACGACCGACGTTGTTGAGGACAGTCGCCAGATTCTCTACGCGAGCGGCAAGCAGCGCAGCGTCACGACCAAAGGCAGCTAGTCGAGCAGCACCCAGCGCGGCTCCCACAGCCGCAATAGCTGTGGGAAGCGCACCGATCTGCTGCGTGAGGTTCCGAGTCTCGTTCTCGGTGTCGCTGAGCGTCCGATTGAAGCGGAGGAGGTTCCGCTGCGTGTTCGAAAGCTCTTGACGAGCACCTCGACCATCGACCCGAATACTCAGGTTGATGCCGCCGATGTTCACGCCGGCCATTAGATGAAGCCTCTACCAGTCCGGTTGACGTGTCGCATGTATTCCTCTCCGGTCATCTTAGCGAAAGGCTTCTTCTGCGACTTCTTCGGCTTAGGTTCGGCTTGCTTTCTTGGCTGATCGCCTTGGAGCCAGGCTTGATACCTGCGGAAACCCACGGAGAGGAGGAGGATTTGTCCTTCCGTGTGTCTCGAGATCAGGTCATCGAAGCTGGTCCCAAAGCGCTCAGTTAGAACAGCCCAGCGAGCGTGCTCCTCAAGCGGACGGACCTGATCTCTGCTTGCCGCATGAGCGTCACCAACATGCGCAAGCCGGTTAGCAAAAAATCGTTGTCTGCCTGGAGCGTCGTCTGGCGCACAACGAGATCCTGCACCTCGCCGAGAGTGATCTCCTCCTCCTCGAGAGCCGCCTTCACGTCCTCCCACTGGTAGTAGGTGACCAGCACGTCGGCGATGTCGAAGAGCACCTTCAGGATGTGCTCCTCGTTCACGTCTTCGGCGTCGGCCTTCTTCGCGATCTGGTCTTGGATCGCGCGCCCAACCTGATCTTGGAAGGGCTTGACGAGAGCGTGGATCTGCTTCGACCACTTGATCGGAAGTGGGCGGAGCTTCCGCGGCTTGTCGAGGATGACGATCTCACGAACGTCGGTGTCCGGGAACAGAACCTTGGAGAGTGCGGCTCGCTCGTCTTCAGCAAGCCGCACGATCTCCTCAGCGGTCGTGTCCCGAAGGCTCTCCGCAACCGAAGCTGCGGCAGAGCCCTGAAGATCATCGGTCATGTTTCTCCTCCTAGTGCTTAGGTCAGAGGTGTTGTGCTAGCCCGTTAGGACTAGCAGTCGCCGAGCGTCGGGAAGTAAACGCGACGAGCGATGACGAGTTGGTTCTTGCCACCAGCGCCGGGAATGTCGTCTCGGCTGACGCCGAAAGCGTTGAAGTTCAGCGGGATCCGCTCATTCTCGGTCGGACGAATCTCCTCGGTGAACTCGTCGCCGGGGGTCACCTTGAAGAACTGGTGGATCACCTGGCTGCCGTCGATGAAGTCGGTCACGCCGAGCAGCATCGATTCACGGATTTCGTTGGTGCCGACGAAAGCCTCCACGAAGTCGTAGATGCCGACGAAGTCGCCAGCAGCGATCGTGTTGAGGGGGGTGATCGCGAAGGCGACGGTCAGACCGTCGTCCGTGATCGACCCGATCCGCGTCTCGACCGTGTCCGGGTTGTCGAAGTCCGCGACCGCGGTAGCGATGGCGATCTGGCGACCGACCGCGAGCGACTGGAGGTCGGTCGTGTTCGCGAAGGTGACGACGTTCTGGTTCGTCACGCTGGCGATGGTCGCGACCGCAGTCGTGCTCGAGACGTTGCTGTAGTTGCCGAAGGCGAACTGCACCTTGCGCCACGAGTTCGAGTGCAGACTGAGTTCGAAGGTGCCCTCGAGCCCGATCACAGCCTCGAACTGTCGAACCGCAGGCAGGCCGGCATCGAGTTGGAACTTGGTCCGGGTGACCGCGAAAGAGGGGGTGTCCTCTACCACGGCTCCAAGATCGAAGAAGCCTGCGGGCAGGCTACCCAGGTCGATACGACCCTGAGTCTCCGGCTCCCAGGTGGCGGGAAGGTCAGCGATCAGAAGCCGCTGGATACCCAGCGAGACTTCGACCTCGTTGATTTGGTTCGTGAAAGTCTTATCGGCCATCGCGCAATCCTCCTAGCGCTGGGTCGTCGTGACGATCACGTAGTTGAGCGGGTAGTTAACCCGTCCCGCGTCGTCCTTGAAGTAGGTTCCTGGCTCAGCAGTTGCCGTGATTCGTCCAGGCCACTTGGGCAGGACGTTCCACTTGTTGTCCAGCAGATTATTGATTTCCACCGCTTTTGCCAAGCCCGCCTCGGCATTCACGTTGCGGACGACGACCTGAAACGCCGGTCGTCGGGTCGGATCGTCTGGGAAGGAGACGCCGCCTGTATGCACGACGACGACCCCATTCTCCGATTCGACCGGAAGTGCTTGGATCCAAAGGTCTTCGCCAAGCACACCTACGCTATTGGCAGCCAGATAGGCTGCCAATAGCTCGAGCAGTAGGTTGCTGTCTTTGGGCACTACTAGCGCTTCTTGCGGATCTTCAAGCGCTTGTTGCGCTTACGGCTGAAGGACTTGTTGCGATTGCCGATTCGCTTGGCTTTACGGCCCACGCCTTTGGGGAGCTTCGTCACCTTGATCCTCCAGCTTGATGGATTCGGTCTTCACCACCCGCAGGATGTTTCCCGCTTGGATGTCCACCTCCACCTTCCCGAAGAACTGCCGCTCCTGCAAGGTGCGAATGAAGTCTACTAGCCTTTCCCGCTGCTTTTCGTGGTCTTGGTTCACCGCAGCCTGCCCGTCTTCGTGTGAATCGCGTTGGTGCCCATCTCGAGCAGCTTTGCGGCCTCGGGCGGGTAGGCGGCTTCGATCGGCTTGAACTCCTTGGTCTGCTGCTTGTAGTCGTCCATGCCCTGAGCACCAAGACGCACGAGCATCTGGCCGACCTGAGTGCCGAAGAAGGCGCGGCACTCGTCACGGTCGAGGAACCATCGGTCGTCAGCTTCGACACCCTTGTTCGCCTGCTTGCCCATGCTGGCGGAGAGCCCGAGAGCAATCGAGAAGGGAGGACAGGGGCGATCTGCGTAGCAGAGCTTGTTCTCGCTGAGCATCGCCAAAGCCTCCTGATACATCGGAAAGGCAAGCTTGTTGTAGACGTGCGAGGGGTCTGCCAGGTGCGTCAGGTAGAGCCTGATCGCTGCCTCGAGATGCTTGTGTGCAGGACTTCCTGGGAGAATCCTCTGCTGCTTCTCCCGCTCCTTGCTCCATTTGGCGACGTTGATGTGGTCGCGCTGGATCAGGACCCAGGTCAACTGCCGACCCGGATACACGTCGTGGTCCCTTTGGAGAAGAGCCATGTTCCGGTTCGAGCACTTGTCCCTGCGCTGCCGCTCGTGCAGGTAGCCGTAGTGCGCGAGATTCACGTCGGGGATCAGCATCGTCGGGCGGATCGGGTTGTCGTAGCCGCCCTTCGACGTGTCCTCGCAGTGCTCGTGAATGCAGCCGACGAAGCGGTAGTGCTCACGATTCCGTAGAACGCGAATCGGCATATCGAAGGTGCCGTGAACGTCGAGCATGAGGTGGCACTGCTTGATGCCGAAGCCCTCGAGCATGGTCGTGTGGAGGTAGCGACGAAGCTTGGCTGGGTCGGTCACGATCTCGTCGGTGTCCAGCCAGAAGATCCAGTCCTCCGTCACGCCCTCGATGCTGGCGTTGCGCATCTGCGCAAAATGGTCGAACTCGACCTCGCGGATCTCGAGCTTCTCCTGCGGAACGTGCCACTCGAAAAGCTGCCTGGTGTGGTCGCTGGTACGCGTGTCGAACGCGACCACGATCTTGTCGGCGATCGGCTCGACGTGCTTGAGGCACTTCGCCAGGTAGTCCTCTCCGTCCCGCACGATCATGCAGACAGCAAGGCTCTGGTAGGGGCGAGTGATCTCGACCCTGCGGACGGTGTTGAGGGGCTGCGCCTTGAACCCGCCGTTCTCGACACCGAACACGCAAACCCACGAACCCTGGATGTCTCCACCGTCGCTGATGTCCTCCTCCACGAAGGCGAGGCGCGCAGCGACCTCGGTGCCGACCATCTCGGAGTAGTCCTCTTGGGTCAGGCTCCAGAGACGTGGCGCACCATCCTCAAGCGTCGCCGAAGTCGCTCCGGTCTTCGACGTGACGACGAGCACCCCATCGTTCTGAGGAATGCGACTGAGCCACTCGAACTCTTCCCACGGTCGGAGGAGGCTCTCCAAGTACCCGCCGACGAACACCACATCGGCCTTCTTGTGGTAATCGCCTGGGATCGAGGTCGCGACGTGGACCTGAACACGATCCCCAAGCCCCATCTGCTCGATCGACCTCGCGTGCAGGCTGACGATCTCCTCGTCGGCGTCGAACATAACGACCTGGGCTTCAGGGAACATCTTGGCTGCCACCAAGCCGAAACCCTCGACCCCGCTGGCAAAGTCGATGATGTAGTTCGGAGTGCGCTCGAGAGAACGAGCTACGAGTTCGGCTGCGCGCTTGAAGCGAGGCAGCGCGTCTTGAATCATCCTCGTGATGTTCTCGGGGTCGATCGGGTCCTGCCTGGTGACCTCGGCGAGTTCCTCTTCGGCACGAGCGAGCAGCCCATGACCCGGAACGCTCTTGGCGAAGTCCACCGCGGTCATCACGTTGCCGGAGCGCAGAAGCTCCGAAACGATCTCGGTGGGCTTGGTCGCGACACGGTGAGCGAGCTTCTCCCGGAAGTGAGCCGTCCAGTTCTCCGCGACTGCATCCCAGGTGTAGCCACGCTGCATGATCCACTGGGGACCATCGTCCTGCATGGACTTCGCGATGTCTGGGTTGGAGAGCAGGAAGTCCAGCCTGCGCACGAACTTTGCCGTGTACTCCTCCGTCCCCGGCTTGCCGCGGATTAGGAACCCGTTGACGCTGTTCCCGACCGTCTCCCGCAGAGCGAAGTCATCAGTCGTGATGATCGGCGTCTTGCAGGCGGCAGCCTCCATAGCCGTGATGCAGGAGATCTCAGGGAAGTCGGTCGGGTAGAGGAGCGCTTGTGCTTTGGACATCTCCTCGTAGAGCCGGTCCTTCGTGAGATGTCCGACGTTCACGACCGAGTCGCCGAAGCGCTGGGTGAGTTCCTTGCACATCGCGTTGATCTGCGTGACGTGCTCTGGAACCTGCATCCCTCCCAGGCTGTAGTTGCAGTAGTGCAAGGTCGCCTGCGGATACTTCTCGAGCACCTTCGGCCAGATGTCGCGCAGAAGCCAGTGCAGTCCGCGCTCCGGTCGGCTCGAGTAGAAGAACCGCAACGGCACCTTCTCCTGCCGGTGCTTCTCGATCAGGTCGAGGTCGATGCCGTTGCTCGTCTTCCACATGAACTGCCGGAACTCGGCGATCTTGTTCTCCTTCTCGTCTTTCTCGTTCGTCCCGACCGTGTAGTTGTCGATGTGGAAGTCGGAGAGGAGGAAGATCTCGTCCGTCTGGTAGAGGTTCCCGCAGAGCCGACCCTTGTCTTGGATCGTGTCGTGCAGCCAGAGCACTCGCCAGGCAGCCTTGTTCGGCTGCGTGAGGAATTCCGGCCAGCGGCTCGCGATGAACACGTCCCACGCGATCGTGCGGTTCATCGCGGCGAACTTGTCAACCCCGTAGTAGGAGACACCGTCGAACACACCCTCCTCTTCGCAGTTGCAGAACACCATGACCCGGTGCCCAAGCTTGGCGAGCGATCGAGCAACAGAGATCGCAGCAGTCTCGGAACCTCCGAGTCCGCGCTTCTCAAGAGTGTTGCCGGTGAAGGGAAGGCCGAGCGTAGCCAGGCCAATCGTCAGGGGTCGGTTCATAGAAACTCCGTGCTAGTGCTTAGCTGCGGGTTGGCTCGATGGTCCGTGCGGTGATCCTGATTCGTGAGGTCGCCGACACGCCACGCTGAACATACGCTGCGAGTCCGTCACGAATCCGATCGACGTTCAAGAAAGCGGCGCGGCGCAAGTAAGCACCACCGACTCCACCTTCTGGAGTAAGAGGCTGGCGAATCGAGACAGGTCCAAGCTGCCAGGGTCCTGAAGGGGTAAGCAGCGTGTGTTGGGTGAGGGCATACCGCTCACCAGCCACCACGAGGACGGAGTATTCTCCTCCCGCCTGCTCTCGAGGAAGCTCAGCACGAATCGAGCGGCGCAGAGGTCCGCGGAGGATTGGTGCGTTCTGCTGCGCTCGCTCAGCGACGAAGTTTCCGACAGCCTGGACTCCGGCTAGAAGCGCTTGATCGAAGTTGGATCCGACATTGTTCAGCCAGCCCTGGAGACGTGGGTCGATCTCCACGTTGATTTCGATGCCAACAGCCATCAGATGAACTTGATCTCGTCGGGAAGCGTGCCCTTGCGCTCAGCCTCCCAGTAGTTGCGAATCACCCGGTTCGGCGAATCCTCGTTGGGCTCCATGAGGAAGCGCGGGTCGGTATTTGCTCTCTCCTCATTCTCTTCAGGTGTGTGGAAAGCTGGAACGTAGATCCCAATGCCGTGTTTGCACCAAGGATGGAACGGAGGACCACCGTTCGGAAGAGCAGCCAGCGGTGGGAAGACCGGATCGCTCCCGCTGATCGAGTAGACGCGTCCGCGGTAAGCGTCGCAGTAGTCACCTACCGTGCTCGGGTTGACGGTGACGCGGACGAGGTCAAACCCTGCCTGCTTCGCCCGCTCGAGCGTGGCAACGGACCTAGCCTGAGCCTTCACGTTCTGAGCCACCATGCCCGCGTAGAAGTCCAGCGGGAAGAACATGCGCCTGCCGTTCTTGGCGAGAACCGAGACGACCCCGTCCTCGAACCGCTCCCGGAGCAGACCTTGGATCCTGCTCCGGATGCGGAAGTCCTCCTCAAGTGCGCTAAGTCCAACACCCACTTCGGCTTGTGCCTTCTGAGCAAGGTCCGGGAACTCCTGCTCGAGTGCCAGACCCCTGAAGATCCGCTGCGCCAGGGTAGCGATCGACTCACGTCCCTTCGCCAGATTGCCCGTCAGGCTGTCAGCGAGCGCCCGTACGGCGCGCTCATCGATCGGTGCGAAGAGAGTGGTGGAAGTCGCTCCCGCGGCCTGTAGGACGCTCACAGCTTCCGCGCTCGCCTCGTCCACGAACTGCCGCACGTAGGTAGCGCTCCAGGCGTCCGTCTCCTTCTCCAGACGGCTAAGGATCTCAAGCACTTGCTGGAAAAGGAGTAAGCGCTGCGCACCCCTGTCTTCCGTCAGCAAGTTGCTCAAACGGCGTCTCAGGATGTCTGCCCCATTTAGGTAGATCGCGACCAGAAGGTCCAGGCGCTCATCGTCTAGGGGCGGAATCTCAGCCACGGGCAGACCTACGTGGACAGGTCGAGGTCGAGCCGCACCCGTAGAAAGCGGGTCCCGTGGAACGGGTCGTTGTAGGCAACGATCTCATCGATCCGCCCACCCTCGAGCAGCGCATTCCCAAACTGATCCACTACGTTGCGGATCTCGTCTCCCTGCCGCGGGACAGACGAGCTAGGGATGCAGGCGAAGTGGCGGATGCTCGTGTCCATCGCTGGCGCGGAGATGAGCGTCTGATCCTGCTCTTGGTAGAGCACAAGGTTGATGGTCGTGATCGAGGTGATCGAGGTGTCTCCGTAGCTAGAGCGCACCCGTCTCCCAAGCTGTCCGACCTGGGTGAAGTACTTGTCGTTCTGGATCAGTCCGCGGTTTCGGCTCATGCGCGGTAGATCCTACGCCCAACCATCCACTCTTGGAGAAGCTGAAGAGCTTCGTGGCTGAAACGTGCGCTCGAGACGCGGGCGTGCTTGCCATACTGGACGAACTCACGGATCGGCCCGACCGACTCGCTGATCGAGACGATCCCGTTCTGGATGTTCTCCGCGTCCTTGTTCCGCCCACCATTGCGAGCGATGTAGTTCGCCTGCTGAGCGCACGCTTCCTGCACCGTCTCGCGCATCCGCTTCTGGACAACGTCCTGGGTAAGCGTCTCGGTGGAGGTTCGGTTGTAGGGGAAGGCCGAGCGAATCTGCCGCGGAAACTCGAGACGCTGTTCGTAGTAGTAGCGAGTTCCCAGGTAGGTCCTGCTGTCGATGTCCCGGCTAGCCTGAATGAGCGCAGCCTGCTTCTGCGCGCTGGTCAGAGCGATCCACGCAGCGTTGTCGATGATCGCAGTGCGGATGAAGGAGTTCGCCTGGGTCACGTCGATGTAGCTGTTGGAGTCGGGTCCTCCGTAAGAAGCGATGAGGGTCATGCTGCGCTCCTATGCGAACGGGGTGCAGATGTTGGAGAACACCTCGAACTCCCGCACCGCGGAGTGGAAGATCGAACCGTTGGGGAAGGAGATCACGCCTTGCCAGGACCACCCGCCGACCTCATCGATGTCGTTGGCGACGGTCGTGTACTGGATCAACCCGTCCGTCCCGACATTGGTGAACGTCGCGACCGCGGTCAGGACTTCCTGGCTTGGCTTCAAGAAGCAGATCGCGAGACTGGTAGCCGTGCTGACATCGACAGGCGTGCCGCAGTCGGTTAGCTCGAGACGGAACACGGTCCCGATGTCGAACTGGTGGATTTCCTGATCGCAGCTTGCCATTTACCGCTCCGTCTCTCGCTCGTAGACCAGGGTCAGAGAAGACGCCTGCTCCTCAGTCCGCGCGACCGGGGCGTTGACTTGCTTCAGGATCGCCACCGGAACCTGCTCAAACACTACCTCTGCCACTACAATCGACTCCTGAGCCTCTCGCGCGATGCTAACACTTGCTGCCTGCTGCCGAGCGAGTGGTTCAATCGAGACGACAAGCCGTGAGATTTCGGCCTGAGCGGTAGACACTCTGGCGATTGGGACAGACTCAAAGACAATCTCGGGCTGTGGAGGAGCGAGAGTAAGCGCGTCCAACCCAGCGAAGATGAACTGGAGTCGGAGGATGTCTCTGACCGCTCCGGCCACAGGCTAGTCCGTGTTGGCTTCAACGATCGGCTCAGCGTTGGGGTTCGTCGTAAGCGACTGCTCGTAGCTGACGGTCGTGTCGTCGGTTTCATAGACCTCGAGCTTGGTCCCATCGACCCGAACTCGGTTGGTGAGCTTCTGAATTGCGCCGCCAAGACTACGTTCGGTCGGAAGGCTCTCCGCGTCCGCGAGGTTGCGCTGTAGAAGATCCTTGTTCTGGTCGTAGACGCTAGTCCGCAGCAAGATCGTGTCGATCGTCGTCCCGCTCACCGCACCGCTGACGATGTATTCAGCGCTGAGGTAGTTCGTAGCAGCAGGTAGGTTCGTGATCGAACCGATGTCCAACCCACCAGACAGCACGTAGAGTCCGTCGCCGAGATCCAGCAGAGACGCTTGCTTCGTCGTCCACCCGGAAGTCTTGAACGTGCTATCCGCAAAGTCGAGATAGCTGTCTGGAGTAGACGCGTCTCGAATCTGCAAGACGCACGTCAATCCAGCGACCCCACCGTCCGACGCTCGAGTAACGGCGAGCGTCAGCGGAAGAGCAGACTCGTCCCGTTCTGCCTGGATGGTGACACTCACGGCTAGATCTTGAACTCTCCCTTGTGAACCTTGGCGAGCACAGGAATCAGAGCCTTCAGGACCGACGCCGCGACGGGGTCGATGACCGAGTCCGGTCCCCAGAAGTCCGTGTTCTCGAGGACGTAGTCGATCAGCATCTCAGCCGTCTCGTGCTTCTCCTCGTTGGTCATCTCATCGACCTGACCAGTGATCTCCATGACCATCGGCGTGATAAGGACGATGTCCGACCACTGGAAACCATCGTCCAGCGTCGCGATGACCTTCTCGCCGTACTCACGGATCTGTTGGGGGGTGAACTTCATGCTCTTCCTCCTGCGGCATTCCTTGCGGCCAGTATCGGGCACCAACAAAGAATCCGACCACGAGCGCTACGAGGTTAGCGTAGTCGAAGCCAGGCATCTCGACAGATTGATTCGCCAAGTCGCGCAGTAGCACGGCTACTGTCGCGGGGACGACAACCGAAAAGAAGATCCGCCGCCGCTCTTCTTTCGATTTACGTTGTTCTGCGGGTTGGTTCCAGAACAGATGTCCGACCACGATGCCAAACACGAACGGGATCGAATACCAAGCGTGGCTCAGGTCACGAAAGATCTCGCTGATCGTGTCGCCCTCGACATCGTTGTGGGCGACGTAGACATCCCACAACGCTCCGACGCTGAAGAAGATCACCAGAAACGCGGAGGTGATCCTTCGCAGCCCTAGTGCCTTCTCGTTCATAGCTTGCCTACCGGGTCTTGACCCTTGCAGTGTAGAGAAGAATCCGGCACTGCGTAGGGGTCGCTTCTGGACCCTTCTTCAACGTGAATCGCCAGAGCCAGTGAGGCAACACCTTCTTGCCTTGGATGCCCGCGGCTGGCGTGACCTCCCCGTCCTTGACGGGATACTTGTTCGCTTGGCGAACAGCGACGATCTCGACCGCAAACAAGTGGTAGGCACCATCCTGATTCGGAGCCGGAGTGATGGACGGGTTCTGGGTCGGATCCCAATTCCAAAAGCCGGTATTGTCTTCCGCAGCCGGGACCGGGCAGAGGTTCTGATTGATCGTCCCGACTTCCAAGGTCGAGCCGTCCACCGTGAAGTCACCGTTTTCTGCTGGATAGAAGAACCCTAGCTCTGGATGGAGCGATGCGTTGCCGACACCAGGGGTGCTAGCAGGAGCGCTGGCGGGGAAGACGGTGTCCAGCGAAACCTCGTCGTTGACGCTGCTCGCCCACGCGCAGATCCGCCCACCCAGGATGTAGACGTAGTCGTGAAATCGCCCTTCGATCACGACCACGTCGTCGGGCGTGGACGTGTTAAAGATGATGGCGCCGCCTTCCCCGATCTCCTGGGACTGGTCGTCCTGATCGAAGCGCGAGGTTCCGTAGAACAAGTGCCCTGGCGGGACGACGCTCGGTTGGAAGATTGGAGTCTTGCGTGTCGTCTGTGGGAAGTTCGCGAGCGTCTCGTCCTCGTTGACGATGTAGGTCTTGACCTCGGGCTGGATCGGCATATCTACTCCGTAGCCGCTGCGAACGCGATGGCGCTGGCTGGGTTGGTCAGGCTGCCTGCCGTCGCGGGCAGGGTCGCCCCGGCAACGCTCTGCCTACGAACCGGCGCGTAGTTCTCGCGGTAGACCGCGCCGGTCACGATCAGCTTGAGCGACGCGCTGTCCACCACGATGGCGACCCAGTAGAAGCCGGACTCTGGAACCGTGTAGGTTGATGTTAGGGGTAGGCTAAAGTAGGTTCCGTCAGGGACGCCCCCGGTTGGCGTCGAGTTACTCTGGGCAAGCCGATTGACGGGGTCGCCCTGAGTGTCGCCTGGATCTGCTTGGTCGTAGAGGCCGACGCGGATCGACCGGTTGGCGTTGCCGCCCGAGTCCACGAAGACTTCGACGGCGCTGATCTGGAGGCCCGCGAGCAAAAAGATTCGTGTATATTGGATCTCGCCCGAGGGCAGGCCACCCGCTATCGAGTAGCCGAGGCTCGTGCCCAGGAGGTAGAGTCCTGGGCTGTCGGTGTTGTCGATGGTGTTAGTTGTTTGCACCCAGACAGCTGCACCGTTTGTGCTATCTGCGCAGACAAAGACACGTCGCGGTGACGCGCCGTTATTCAACCAAAGAGCACCAACCTCGTAACCAGCTGCGAAGTCGTCACTTGACGTAGGATCGACTGTCGTGATTCGGTTGAATCTAACAGTCTGTTCTCCACGAATATCAGACATTAGTAGCTACTCGGCATCTCCCAGCTGGTTCGCTCGCCCACGAACAGGCGCTTGGCGAAGTAGAACTGTGTCGTGCTGACCCAAATGACATCTTGCTGCTTGGATTGCAGGACGCCGTTCCGCCAAATCTTGATGCGGTTGTCGTCACGGAAGTCGTTTCCGTTGGCGGGAAGGGCGGGCGTTCCGAACGAGGCAACACCCGTCTGAGCACCCGCAGTCGTGAACACGCCAGTCGTGACGTTGACCGGATCGTTCGCTGCTGGACCCAGGATCGCGCCGGGAGCCGAGATGTCGTACTCCCGCCAGGGAAGACGGACGAGTTGCGTGCCGGGGTCGATCACGTCGGGCAGCGCACCCGCGCCTGCGATCAGACCACCGGGAGGGAGGTTGAACAGGTTCGTGCAGCGGCGGAAGTTGTAGTTGTAGGTTCCGGCAGGGAGGCTGACCGAGACGACCGCGTTCGTGCCGGGATCGACCTTCACGAAGCTGATCTGAAGGTTCTCGCTCAGAGCAGCCGCGATAGCGGTTCCGTCACCCGTGCCGTTGATCGTCTGCGCGAGGCCGAAGACCACCGCTCCACCATCCAGCGGAGGATCGTTGGTGGAGTCATCGATGATGTCCACCTTGTTCAGCACGATGCCACCGGAGTCCACGAGTTGCGTCAGGCCGACACCGAGCGTGCCTGCGACGGTGAAGTTGGGCTCGGGAGCAGCCGCGACACCACCCGTAGCCGTCGAAGCGGCGAGGACCGCGAGAATCTTCGGAGTGCGGGAAACGAGGCTGGCGTCCACCAGAACACCAGCAGCCGCAGCACCCAGGACGACTTGCTGGACTGCCGTATCGAAGGGATCGACGTAGAACAGCTTCTTGTCGTGGATCTGCTTGATGCCGAAGTTGTCGAACCCAGCAGCCGCGATGTCTTGGAACCAGTCGCCTGACCCCGTTCCGTCGTAGAGACGGTTGATCTGCGACCGCAGGTTGTTGAGATCCCACTCAACGAACGGATCGGTCGCTGGCGGGGTTTCCATGCCAGCGCCCGCAGCCTGGGTGTCGGTGTAGAACCGCGAATTGCGGATCTGCTCTTGCTCGATGTCAGACACAGGTGCTCCTAGTCAATCGGGGCTCTGATGGTGAGTTTGTTGCCGGAGAAGATCCGCTTCCCTGGCAATCGGACTTGCGTTGTGGACACCCACTCGACTGAGCAAGCATCCGTTCCACCCTTGTCGAGCAGAACACCGTTGAGGCTTATCTCCGTGCGCGCTTCGTCGTTGAACGCTGCCGCGCTCGGAGAGAGGACGACGTTGGTGTCGCCTTTGACGGTGGCCGGAGAACCTACCCCGGCGTAGACACCCGTCTGGATGTTGATCGTGGTGTTGGCAGGAAGTGGCGTTGTGGCACCCGCGAAGACGAGCACCACCTCACGTAGTTCGAATGGAGCATCGACCTCGAGAGTCGCCACAGCTTAGTCCTAGCCGCAAAGCTCGTTGAGCTTGTCCTCGATCAGCTTCGCGTCCTGACACCACCGCTCGTAGACCCGCATCTTGAAGCGGTGTCGCACGTTCGTCCCGACCATCTCCTTGCGGAGAGTCCGCATCAGGTCACGAATCTCCTCGACCTGTTCGAGAGGAACAGCCGGGGGCGGCGGGGGCGGAAGAATGGTGTCGGTCATTTCGTTCGGCATAGAAGCCTCCTAGTGAATGGGGGCTGAGAGCCGAAAAGCCCTCAGCCCCCGAGTTCGGTCCTAGTCGGTCGAGGTCTAGCCGACGAAGAGTTGGCTCATGCCCTCCTCGTTGTGGACCTCGACGGTGTACTCGCCGATGACCATGCCCTTCTCGGCGTCGCCCGTCCGCGAGACGGACTGGAACTGGAAGGACCGACCGCGCAGCGGGACGACGTGGACGCGCTGGCTGCTGACGATCATCAGCGAGTTCTGGGGCATCCAGCGACCCAACACGACCTCGAGATCACCGTAGGTGCTCTCGAACATGCTGACGCGCTGGTGGAAGCGCTCGTCGCGGTTCATCACCTCGACGCGCGTGTCGTTGAAGCTGTCGATCTGCTGCTTCAGGTTGGCGTCCGCGACGATCACGTCGATGTCGGTGCCACCGTTGTCCCAGGCCAGACGGATCGCACTGTTCAGGGCATCGACGGTGAGCCCGCCGACCGAACCGATCGTCGCGATGTTGGTCGCGATCTGAGCCAGGATGCCGTCGAAGGTGCGGTACGCGGTGCTGCTGCCGAGCGTGTTGCCCGAAGAGCGTCCGCGGATCACTGCCTTCTCGAGATCGCGCAGCGACTCACGGAGACGCTGCGTGCGCTGGTAGTCCATCTCGTCCGAGATGCCACCAAGCTGCTGGGTCGCCTGCACGGTGCCGCTGACGATCAGATCCTTCTTGAAGATCTGGGTGTAGTTCGTCTTGCGGACGCGCGGACGGCTGATGTCCGCGACCACGTCGGCACCCTCGAGCGAGGCGTCCGAGATCACGTAGAGCGCGGTGCCCGCGGCGATCGTGGCCGCGGTGGTGCCGCCGAACTGACGATCGACGGTGATGAAGTCACCGCTCTTGCCGGTGATCTGGAGGTACTCCCCGGTGGACTCCACCTGAAGGACCGCACCGACCTGAAGGAACTGCGTCACGGCACCCCCGGTGAGGGTGTCCTTCTGAAGCTCGATCGAGGTCGCGCCGGTCGCCGCGGTAGCGAGCGCGGAGGTGGCGACGGTGTTGGGGTTGAGAGCGTCCTCGAGCCACTCGTGGAGGACGTTGAACGCGGGCCGCGGGGCCTGCGCCATTCGGTCCAGCACGGGGGTTTCGAAAGGCGAAATCATGGAGATCACGTCGGAGACATCCTCCGCGATCCCGTCGAAAACGCCCGTGTCATAGACGGCGCGTCCAGTGAAAGCCATATCCGATTCTCTTTCTTCTGCGCGCCGACTGGCGCTACTTCATGGAGTTGAGCTTCTGCTCCAGGCTGCTCACCAACCGCTTCTGGCGGTTGTATTCCTGCAAAGCCGCGCCGCTGTTCGTGCGGCTGACCTTCTGCTTGATCTGCTCGAGCTTCGCGCGCTCGCGCTCCAAGTCCTTCTGGACCGCAGCGCGGCGGGGAGGCGCACCATTCGTGGTGCCGGCGCCTCCGCGGCTCGTCTTGGGGCTACGGAAGATGTCCAGCATCTCCTCAGCAACGCCCTCGTGGATGGGGACGAAGTTCCCACCCTTGGTCTTGTAGTACCACTCCCCGTCGATGTCGTCCCACTCGATGTTGTGGAGGAAGTGGCGGGTCGCCGGGACCTTCGCCTTCTCGGCGACGCCCGCAAGTTGAAGCGCTTCGGAGAGCAGACGGTCACGCTCGACGGTGCGACGCTTCTTGCGCTCTTGGGTGGCCTCGCTCGTGAGGAGTTCGATCTGCTCCTTGAGGTTCTGGACCTCTCGCTCGTGCCGCTTCTGGAGAAGCTCGAGTTGACCCGCGACGTTGGGGTCACCGATCGCACCCGGATTCGGCTCCGGGTCGGGAGCGGGCTGGCTAAGGTTGGAGATCTTCTCCTCGAGAGCAGCCATCCGCTGCTCCTGCTCCTTCAGCTTCCGCTCGTAGGAACGACGAAGAGCGGCCTCTCGCCGGTTCGCCTCCTTCTCGGTGATGGTCGGCTCCGCAGGCTCCGGGGGCGGAGGGGGCGGAGCGGTGCCAGTAGCGGACGAGCCTTCGCCGCCAGGGTCGTCAGGCGACATCAGCCGCCAAATCAGGATGCTCTTCAGAAACATGATCTTCTCCCCGCGCTTTAGGCCGCGGTTACCTCACCCGGATCGGCTCCGGTTGCCGTCCCCGAGTCCTCGTCGGGTGCAGACGCCTCAGTTCCCTCTGGTTCCGGCTGGGGAGGAGTCGTCCCACCGGGAGGTCGTGTTTGGAAGATCGACTCGAGCGAAGCATCTTGCTCCGCGTCTTCGATCTCTTGCTCGATCACCTGTCGAAGCATGGTGGAGTCGCTGGCGAACAGCTTGCGAGCCACCTTCTTCTCGAGTTCCTTGATAGCCGTCTCGGAGGTCAGTGAGCCGCGAGCCAGGGTCATTCCCTGGAACAGCATCAGTTCATCCTCGACACCGAACTCAGAAGGATACGTGATTGTGCCGTCGAATCTTTCACCCATCCAGCGGGCGATCATCCGGTGGACACGCGTTTCCGCCTGTTGAAGTCCAAGTGCCTTGGCTGCAAGGGATTGGTTCGTTTCGAGGAACTGGAAGGCGTGGGCGATTCCACTGCTCGCTTGGCGCACGTCTCCTAGACCACCAGACGGGCGAACCTTCGCCAGCCGTCGGATCTCGTCTCGAGCTTCCTTCATCCACTCTTGGATCAGCTTGAGTGCAGTCTCGCCAGGAACGAGGTACTCCGGCTTGTTGCCACCCGGCTCATACTCGAGCACGTTGCCGTGTGAAAGCTGCGCCGGAGCATCGCCCTCGCCGCGCTCCATCGCCAGCACGTTGAGGCAGCGTTCGAAGATCTCCTCGTCGCCGAGCGAACTCCAGTTCAGGATCGCGATGTTGATGTCGCTGATGTCGCGGACGCTCGAGACACCGAACCAAGGGTGATCCGCCTGCTTCTGCATCCGCAGGATGACGAGCGGAACGACCCCAAGACCGTGCTCCTGACTGCGGACGAGGAATGCAGTCTCTCCGACGCTGCTGGTCGGGTCGTCTGGAGGAGTCACCGACGGGTTGCGCTTGACGAGCTTCCACTCCTCGAACTTCTCGCGATCCCAGATGACGAAGTTGCGGACTTCTTCCTCGACCGGCTGCTTCCAGTCACGCTCTTCGTCGGGACGGACGATCTCGACCTTGACCCACTTGAAATTCCCGTAGTCGTCAAGCTCCCAGTCGAGGATCTGCTTGGCGTGTAGGAGAGTCAGGTAGGGGCGGAAGTTGGCTTCCTTGCGATCCGCTTCGGTGTCGAACTCCTCGACCGGCGTCTCTGGCATATCCACGAGGATTCCGACGTGACCCTCGACCTGAGCATAGGTACAGGCTTCTTGCCAGAATACGTCCCACAAGGTGCCGTTGAAGTCGGCGTCCTTGTAGATCTCTTCGAAGTCCTCAGCCAGCGTTCCGGGGTTGCGGTCGATCGGCGCGTGGAACAAGAACGCGGTGAACGTATCGACCACGTCCTCGACGTAATTGTAAAAGTACCCTCTTTCGACCCTCTTCTTCCACGTTGCGTCGTCTTCGCGAAGGTGGCGATGGATGTACTCGTAGACATCCTTGCCTTCGTAGAGGTTGAGGTACTTCTGCCACTTGAGGGCTTGGTCGTCGTAGGTCGGGTTCGTGTACTCGAGCGCTTCGGCTTCCGACAGGATGTTCGGAGGCGTGATCGTCGGGTTGACGTTGCGATCACGGTCGAGATCGATGGCAGCATTTGCCCCTACGGCTTGCGTCACCGCACCGTAGACACCTCGCTGTAGATCGTCTTCGCCGAAGATACCCATCGCGCTTACCCTAGCTGCTTGATTCCGTTAGGTCTACAGCTTCAAGACTGGAGGCTACCGGCAAGCGACCTGGCAGCAAGCTTGATCCCCTCGGTGACCGCGGTCGCAGCAATGGCGAGAAGGGTGTCGATCAGAGCGTCTCGCCAAGCCCGAAGTTCAAGCCACGCACGGGCTTCCACCGAGAACTTGGTCAGCGAGAACTCGGCCTGAAGGGCAACTTTGGCGCGCTCATCTCCACTGAGGGCGCGGGCGATTTGGTCCGCGGTCGCGTGGAAATCGGCCTTCTGGAGAGCATCGAGGGCTTCCGCGCCCTTCGCCTTGGCCCGAGCGACCGCGTCCTCGCGGATGCTCTTCGCGAGCCCCTCGACGGTGGTCACTGGTCCTCCGTCCACTTGCCCTCGGCCTTCAGCACCTCAACCGCGTTGTCGTTCGCGATATAGAGCTTGGAGAGCACGGGAGCCGCAGTCGCGTCGGGCTTGTAGTGGCCGGTCTTGATCTCGAGCTTGAGGAACTTCTCGAAATCCTTCTGCGCCTTCACGTAGCTGGTCTGGAGGTTGGTGCAACAACCTCCGACCACCATCACCATCAGCAGCAAAGCCTTCTTCATATCCCCGTCATCTTTCGCACGCGGTAGCGAGGACCACGTCTCGTCTTACTCGAGTAGAGAGCATAGCGCAAAGCGTCCATGCAGTTGTGGGAGACTACGCCCGACTTCAGCAAAAAGCAATGAAGCTCAGGAACATTCAGGCACCAGACTGGTGAGCATCCGGCAAATCGGACTTCGCTGACTTCGACCGTCTCGCCCGTAATGCTCTCGCCTTGCACTTCGCAGAGCAGAAGCGGCTCCTGCTTGGGAAGAAGGTTTCGTAGCTGGTTTCGCAGACTTCGCACGTCTTGGTAGTTGTGGTCCTTCGTTCCCACGTCTCCTTGCCGTGCTGCTTGTGCCACTCCCGGCCCTCCTCTGAAGCGTGCCACGCGCAAGCCGCAGGTAGTGCTTTGTTCAGCATGTTCTCGCGCAACTGCTTCCGCCTCTGCTCGTTTATGTGCTCGTTTGAGTGCTGCTTCGGCGACAGCAAGCAGAGGTTGTCCAAGTTGTTGTTTGAAGTGTCCTCGTCTACGTGATGAACATGAAACCCAGGCTTGATCTCCCCGCGGCTCGCTTCCCACACCGAGCGATGAAGATACTCCCGTCCCCCGCCCTTCTTTGGTCTGCTGAAATACCTTCCGCACTTCCAGTAGGGAACGCCAAGGAATACCTGCTTCGTCTCGCTTACGACTACTGGATTCAGGTCCATGCCTCACCTTCAAAAGCCGACTACCGGGATGGAGATCGGCTACCGAAGCGTAACGCATAGAGTCCAGTAGAAACAGGTGGTTTTCAGTCGCGAGGTGTGTTTCACCGTTTGACAGTACCACCTCGTAGACCTCAGCATTCGACTGCGTTTGGCGTGCTCGGTTATATGGGCGGAATCCGACCGGGGTAAGGATCTCCCCGTCCTTGCCATCTAGGGTCTGAATCTCGACCCATCCGTGTCCCCGTGTGCAGACCAGCGTATCTGGTGCAAGGCAGTGATCGTCCACCTTCATCGGCTTCCCGGTGCGATCGACCCTACCATCTGCGTAGGTCGGCCATCGATAGCTTCCGAATTCGCTGAGGACGTGCTTGCAGTCTTCCCAGACGTAGAGCATCGGTTCTTCAGCCGGAGGAAAACCGCGAAGAAGGCTAGAGACGTGGTCGATTCCCATCAACACGTCCTTGTGAGCCTGCTTCGTCGGAACACCGAGAGCCTTAAGCTCGAGCCGGTCCTGTGCGCTCCAGTCAGCGTAGATCGGCTCGGAGCGAGTCCAGAACGGTGAGCGCTTGACTGCATTGGCGTGGTCACGGATGAGTCGCTGCTCCGCCACGTATTCAAAGAACACGAGCCAAGCACCAGTCGGCATCTGCGTGACCTTCAGATAGACGAACGGGTGACCAGGGCTAGAGCCGAAGTCCATGCCACCAACTCGAGGCCAAGTGATCTGAGGGTGATGGCAGCGAGTCATCTCGTAGAGCTTCTTGCGGGTCATAACGTGCCGACCGTTGTCGAACATGCTGTAGACCAGCTTTTCGCGGGACGGACGCTTATTGAGCCACTCGACTTCGAAGCGCTCGCGGTCGATCAGACGGACCTTGTCGATGAAGTCCTCGATCGGAAAGAAGCCCGCGGACCCGTGAGCCTTACCCTTGCAGAACGTGTAGACCGGGCAGTCTCCATGCTCCGGGTCAGCGAAGCAGCGTCGAGTGCAGCGCTCCACCATCTCCCAGACGTTCCACTCGTAGATCTCAATGCCCTTGTTTGAAGCCTCGTCCAGCATTCGCTGCATGGAGCCGTTCTGAAGCTGTCGCGTCGAGGTGAACACGTTCTGCCCAACGATCCCCTTTGCCTTGCTCGAGTGAGCCATCGAGAGTGCGGTCTGAAGGATCTCCCACTCGATTAGGTCGATCTCATCGATGCGCGCCTTATGCGGGTGAGGCGAGCGCAGACCCTTTTCCGTGCCGGTGATGATCTCGAGCTTCGATCCGTTGGCGTAGCTCGTCTCCTCCTGAATCTCCTTCTTCACGAAGGGTCGTCCAGTCACCTCGGCGAACTTCTCGCAGAACGAGATGAACCAAGGCATCTGCATGAAGTCTTGCAGGTAACCGTAAGCCTTCTTCGCCTGCGCCTTGACCGCTCCCGCGGACGCGATCTCGCACCCCGACTTAAATAGGAGGTCGAGATGGTTGAGGATCGCTACCCCGAACGTCTTCCCGCCGCTTCGATTTGCGAAGGCTAGGGCATTGCGAGTCCGCTCAAAGAACAGGTCCGCGATGAACTCAAAAGGTGCGCGGTGCCCTGGCTCGATCGCCTTCCGCGGGATGTTTGCGTTGTAAGCGATCTGGATGAACTCGTGGAGTTCGTCATCGGTGGACGGGGGGTTCTTGAACTTGCCCTTCGCGTCGATCTCGAGGTAGTGCCAGAGGATCTGCCGGTTAATCGCCTCGAGCACACGAGGATCTTCTACCGCGACATCAAGCCCGAGAACGTGCTCATCGACCGCGACATCAAGCCGGACAACGTCCTCCTCAACGACCGGAAGAGGAGTTGGTTCCCTAGGCGCGGGCGGAGGAGGTAGCTGGTCGCTATCCGATGGCGGAGGCGGAGGAGGAAGCATCACCACCTCGTAGGATACGCTTCACAGCGGACGGATCTGACTGGCCGCTCAGAGAATTGCGCAACTTGCGCAGTTCGCTGATCGACATCTCACGGTCTTCCTCGTCCTCGATGGACGGCTTGCCCTCATCGGCAGCCCTGAGCTTGTCCATCATATCCTGAACCATCTTCATGCCGCGGATAGCGTGATCCATGCTGGTCACGTTCAAACCCTTGCGGTATTGGGTCAGGATCTCCTCTGCCTTGTGGTCACCGTAATCCAAAGGGATTCCGGTCGCGTGGTAGAAGAGCTTGCTCCAGAGCCACTCAAGGTGCGCAAGACGCTCGCTGACGGTGCGGCTGATCGGGTAGTCCGAGCCAAGGACGTTCGTCGTCAGCGTCTCGATCGCGTTGCTGGTCGCCTTGGCGTGGCTGATCGGACTGACCACGTCGGCCTCGAGCAGCCGTCTGCGCGTGACGAGGGCTGCTTCATGCTCTGCCATCAGCGCGTCGTATCCGTGAAACGGGCAGTCGTAGGGACAGGAGAAGTCCGGCTTGCTCCAGTTCTTCGCTGTCTCCCAGTTCATCCCGAACTTGCGTGCGACCTCGGCGAAGTTCTGGGTCTTGAGATAGATCTCCCAGGCTTCCTTGTGTTGCTCAGGAGTATAGATAGTCCGACCCATGCATCACGCTACCTGCCCGATGTCTACGGACGGCTTCGCACGCACGTCGAGCACGATTTCGTGGGCGATCAAGAACGCACGCACCTTGGCGAGATGCACGTAGTACTCGATCAAGAAGTCCCACCACCTACCTCCGACGTGTCGTGCTTCGATCACTTGAACGTCGAAACCCGACTGGTCGATAAGGTAACGGTTTAACTCTTTAGCCACAACGGCTGAATCCGCCTCGTCGCGGACTTCGACCTGAATGCAGCAGCGGAAGGACTTCTTGGTGAAGTCCTTCTCGCGCGGAGTCAGCCCGTAGGTCTTTCCCATCTTCTCCGGTGGTGAGGGGACCTCGCCAGGGCTCTTGCCCATCTCGATGGTTTCGTCCCAGTGCTGCTGAAGCACTTCTCCCATCGATGCGGGAGGAGGGGGAGGAGGTAGAGGAAGCTCTACGCTGTCCGGGGGAGGAGGAGGCGGAGGAGGAAGTTCGTAGTCGCTCGGTGGAGGAGGAGGAGGCGGAGGAGGAAGTTCAGGGATCGGTTTCTCTGGCACGCCTGGATGGTCCTTGCGCTTGACGCGCTTGCGGTTCTTCCGCTTTGGCCTTTTGACCGGCCAGCGGTTTTCTAGCCAAGTCAGCAGACCCTTCCGGCCTCGGTCGGACAGGCTCTCCGCCCGACGGTACATGTTCCTGCATTCCTTGGTGAAGTCCTCGTCCACCACGAGGCACAAGGACTGCGCCTTGATGAGTGCGGAGATCTTCTCCCGCTCAAAGAAGCGCATTCCTTGCCGCTCTGCTCTGGGGTAGAGATCCCGGAGCAGATCGTCTCTCCAACTCTTTTGCTTACGCTTCGGCATCTGCCTTTCGAAGCCTCACTCCCCACCCTTGCGGGTATCCGTTGACGAAGCTGTAGCCGAGCGGCTCCCTGGAGATAACCTCGAACCCGGTTTGCTTGAAGAGGTCAGCAAGCATCTCGTCGGTCCACACCGTCTGGTGCCAGACGGTGATGTCGTGGCCTGTCTCACCTTCGACCCACACCTTCAGAAGATGCTTTGCGTGCTGCTTCTCCTTCGGACGACCATCCAAAGGGAAGGTCAGCACGAGAACCCCATCGTCGGCTAGGACGTAGCGCATTTGCTCGAGGCTCTTGATCGCCGCAGGCATCGTGCAGTGCTCAAGATACTCTCCAAGGATCACTGCGGCGAACTGGCCTTCTGAGAAGGTGTCCGCGGCCTTGAGCACGCTGCCGAGAATGAAACGGGGAAGATCGGTCAGACGCTTGCCAGTCTGCTCGTCCAACTCGCAGATGTCGAAGTTGATGACCCCGTATTGGCTGAGGTTGCCTGGGTCTTCCTTGCAAGCAGCGTTGAGTATCGCGCCATTCTCGCGAAGCTCCGCGCAGGCTTCGCGCTGGTAGTTGTGGCAGTTCCTCAAGTTCAGTTGTCCCATTGCTATATCCACTTGATGCCGAGTGCTCGCGCGTCAGCGCGTTGAATCAGGAAGTTAAGCGCAACCTCCCACGATCTTCTGACCGGAATGATGCGCTTGGTCCCGTCGTCCTCAAACACAGATTCGTGCGGAAGACCGAAGTCGTTCAAGCGCGGCGTGATTCGTTGCCATCGCCTCGAGCTTGCTTCCGGTGTCCCGTGAGCAAAAGCAGCATACTTCGCACGGGTGTCGTGGCCTTGCAGGACTAGGTCGATCAGTTCGCGAAAGGTTTCCTGTCTGCGTTTCTGCATCCTATCGACTTCGAACAAGAAGTCGGTGTAGTGCTCTAGCAGACCATTCGGATCGTAGGAATCGCGAATCGCGATCGGGTAGCGAACAAAGGCGCTGATGAAGTTCTTGCGCTCCAGCAGGATGATCCCGCGTCGTGCGCCGCCGAGTGCGCCGCCGAGTGTCTTTGTCCACTCGACGGTCGTTACGCTGTAGCCGTAGCGACGCCTGTATGCGCGACGAATCTGCCACGTCTGTCGATCGACCAGCAAAAGCTCTGCGTTGTTCTTGTGCTCCTTGTGAAGAAGGTGCCCGTCACACCGGATGCAGTACTTGAGCCCTTGCTTGAATCCGGTCGCTTCCTTGGGAAGCCCGCACAAGCACCTCTTGTTGCGCGTTCCCTTCTGCCAGCAGGGCTCGCATCGCGTGTAGGAGAGCATCTTCGTCTCTTCCTCTTGCCTCGGACAGTAGCGGCAATATTCGCCTCCATGCGTCCCACGCGGGTTGTGATAGGTCTTCAAGCACGTCGTTGAGCAGAACCTTCGATGCGGCTGACCCGACGTGTCCTCAAACTCCTGCTGGCACTGCGGGCAGACCCGCTTCTTTGGGTTGCGCTTAAGCCACGCCTTCCAGCACTGGATGTCGCAGAAACGCTTCCTGCGCTTCGGGTAGCCGCGGACGGCTAGGTCGATCTGATCGCCGCACGCCTGGCAGTGGTTAGTTGCCGGTTGAGCCAAACCCACCAGACCCCCTGTCGCTGTCGTCCAAGTCTTCAACCTCGAGCACCGGAGGCGTGAGGACGGGAGTGAGGATCCCCTGCGCGATCCGGTCGCCTTCTCGCAAAGTGACCGACCTTCCGCCTAGATTGACGAGAACGATCTGGACCTCACCTCGGTAACCCTCGTCCACCACACCAGCCAGCCGGTGCAGACCATGCTTCGCAGCCAAGCCGGAGCGATCCCACAGCAGAAGCGCAGACCCTTCCGGGCAAGCGACTGCGATGCCGGTGCGAAACTTGTGGATCCCACCGACTGGAAGCGTCTTCGTCTCGAGGCTGTAGAAGTCGTAGCCCGCGTCCGTCTCGTGAGCACGACTGGGGAGCGTAGCTCGCTCGTCCAGCTTCTTGACGGGCAGGAAGAGGGGTTCGGTCATAGCGTTCTCCTTGGGGGAGAACACCCTACGGGAGATCCTACGCGGGGTCAATGTCAAAACATTAAAAGCCCGCCGAATAGGATTTCGCCCCCGGATGCGAAAAGCCGCGAAACGCTAAATTTCGCGGCTGATGGTTTTCGTGCGAAAAGCGAAATTGCGGTCTGCGAAAACCTACCCCCTTAAGAATCCCCCAGGGATCGCTCGGGCCGACGCTTGTGGAACGTCGCAAAGGACCGAGCGTAATCCTCCTTCGGAGGTAATCAAGAGTAAAATGAAAAAAGAATATCGTCGTTCTAAGCTATTAAATTTCAGCGAAATGCGCAGATGATGGAAATCGGTCAGGTGTACCGAGAGTCAAATGGGTCACTTTGGCTCGCTGTCTCCCAAACAATGGTCGTCTCGTTTATCGAAGGTCGTCTGGTCGAGAAGCCTGCTACCGATGGCATCGCCACCCGGAAGCTCTCCGTTGGGGAAATCATCGAGGTCTGGTGCATTTCTCTCGCCGACCTAGATGCGCTCAGCCTTGAGTATCTCGACCCTGTTTCCCACAGGTCTACGAACACCAGAAACCGCTCCAAATCCAAGCTCTCCCCCAAAGAAGCTATTGAGGAGACAAGGTCACGACTTCTGCATCGCTTATCATTTGACCTTTGATACTTTTGAGTGTAGTCTCCCTCCAAGGAGGACCATATGCCAAAGGTCGCCAAGAAGACTCGTAAGCGTCCAGCGAAGCAAAAGAAGTCGGTTCGTCGCTGCCATCACCGCAAGCATGAGGTGTTCGAGGGCGAGGACGGCTACTGGGCTCAGTGCAAAACCTGCGGAGCCTACACGTCCGAAGTCGGATCCCCAGAGGAAGCAGTCGAGAAGCTGAAGCTGCTCTACCGTGCTGCTCCAGCCGCAGGAAGCGGTCGAGGCAAGAACCTTCCGCCTGGTCAGAAGATCTCGGGCTACGTCCTCTGCGACATCCACCGCGAGAAGCTGCGGCTCTACAAGGAGCGCAACGAACTCGACGGCTTCTCGGCTGCTCTGCGGCACATCCTCGAGCAGCTTGAAGTCTGAGCGTCCTCTTCAACGAGGACTGCTTCGCTCTCCTAGCCGACTTCGTTGCCGCTGGCGTTCTCTTCGACCTCATCCTCACGGATCCCCCCTACAACATCTCCCGCCCCAACAACTTCAAGACGATGGGGCGGGAGGGTTTCGATTGGGGGTGGGATCACACCTTCGATAACCCCAGGCTGATTGAGCTTTGCGCGAAGCTCCTTCGGCCTGGCGGGTCGTTGCTCTACTGGACCGACTGGAAGCTACTCGGAACGCTTACATCGGTCGCTGTAGCTTGCGGGCTCGAGGAGAAGGATCCGCTGGTCCTCGAGAAGCCATCGCCGCAGCCGCGGAACATCAAGCGACGCTACGTCAGCGACAAGGAGTTTGGCTTCTGGTGCGTGAAGCCGAAAGCCAAGTGGACGTTCACGCCTGCGGAGAAGGGCTACCGTCGCACGCTCTTCCGCTACGACACGCCGCGGGGCAAGAGGCGGGTCCACCCGACTCAGAAGCCGCTCCAGCTCTTCACCGATCTCATTGCAATTCACTCCAACCCTGGTGATCTTGTTCTTGACCCCTGCATGGGATCGGGAACTACCGCTGTTGCCGCGAAGAATCTGGGCAGACGCTTCGTGGGCTGTGAGATAGACTTGGATCACTACTCTTCTGCTACGCAAGCATTGTCACGCTGAGAAGCAGAAGAGAAGCCCGCGAGAGTGGTCCAAACTCTCCGGGCTTCGTGCCACCTACGCAAAAGGAGTGCGTCGTGGACCGGCAGATTACCAAGCGGTGTAGTCATTGCGGAGCAACCTTCCCAAAAAGTGTGGGGGACTCGCTCCCAAAATTCCGTGCGCGGAAGTTCTGTTCCGTGAGGTGCGCGAATATGGCGCGTAATACACCCTTCCACGAACGCGTACGGGAAGTTGACGGATGCCTAGAGTGGCAGGGTCAACGAAACAGAAAGGGGTATGGTGCGCTCAGCGTGGCGGGAAAGATGTGGCTTGCTCATCGGTTTGCGTGGACCAAGGCTAACGGAACCATTCCCGATGGGATGTGCGTTCTGCACATCTGCGACAACCCACCCTGCTGTAACCCAGACCACCTCTTTGTTGGCACCCAAGCAGAAAACCTCGAGGATATGCGGGGAAAGGGTCGGCAGAACCCTCCTAGGGGTAGCTCGCACCCTCGCAGCAAACTGAGCAGAAGCGACGTTCTTAAGCTTAGGTCGGCAAGAGAAAAGGGCGCACGATGGGAAGAACTAGCAAAAGAGTTTGGTGTGTCTAAGGCAGCCGCTCGGTTTGCTGGTCTTGGGATCACTTGGAAGCACGTCAAATGACCACTACACCGCTGCGTCCCTGCGACTGCAAGACGCCTAGGGATCTCGCGCTACTCATTCGAAGCCGCTACCCGATCTCGCAGATCCGCCGAGAGTTCCCGGATGGAACAGAGCGGAAGCTCGAGCGTTGGGCCAAGGGCATGGTCAAACGAGCCCACCCACAATCCCTCGACACGTTTCATCGCCTGCTGGACGGTGGATGGGACGAGCAGGAGAGAGCAGCTAGAGTCGAGCGCTACGCTAAGCTGCTCGAGGAGCGCGGGTGGATCTTCTCCCCGCCAACACCTGACAAGGAGTGGGACGATGCCCGTGCGAGTGAAGCCTTCGAAGAAGGACGGAAAGACCGTCTACAAGGTCGTGGATCCGAAAGGGAAGGTCTTCGGCACTCACCGCAACCGGAACAAGGCGCTAGCTCAGGTGACCGCGATCAACCTCAGCGAGAAGCGCAAGAAGAGGCGCAAGAAGCGGTAGTCACACTTCCGCCAGGTCACATCTTCTGGCCCTAAAGACAGAGAGCGTGCGGAAGTCGCACGCTCTCCATCCTGGGCAGACCGCTGGCAAACCAACCTGCGGTAGCCATCTTGTAGCACACGGAGAGGACGCTACGAGCCTCGCCGAAGCTGCTTTTGCAGGATCTCCTTGATCTCAGGATTCGATCCCACCCGCATAGACAGCGGGTGCTCATCGCTCGGTTCATGCTCTGGATACTTCCTCCGCAGATCCTCGTAGATCAGCGAGTTCTGGATCTCGAGCTTCTCCGAAATGTCTTGCAGAACAGCAAGTAGCTTCTCTTGGAATTCGTTCATGTTGCCTCCAGGGAAGAGCTTAGCACGCGGTTAGAGTTTTCGTTTTGAAAGTTTGAAGCTGTTGTGTATCTTGCGCTCAGACCAAAGGAGGTCGCTATGCACAAGCGAACGAAAGCAGAGCGGCGGATCATCGTCGCGCAGAACAAGATGCCTTGTGGCTACTCTCTTCCGCGCCTTGGTGGAACCTACGAGAATCAGCCGATCACTCTCGAGCAGGTAGCAGACTACATGGAAGGGCTCGCGGAGAACCTGCGGCAGACCTTCGACGTGCTGCACGAGAAGGAGAAGGAACTCGACACGCTCAAACGCGATCTGGCTGCGGTCGGTCGGGTCCTCTCCTACACGGGGATCGGCAAGTGAGCACGTCCCCAGAGAACATGGCTAAGCTCACACCGCACTTCCTCGAGAAGTGGAGCACGGACGAAGCATTAGAGTGCAAGAGCCTCATCGATGTCCTCAAGTCCGGTGCTCTGAACACGCTGGCGCAGACGCTCCGCAGGAACGACCGCGGAGCGGTTGCAATCGGATCCCAGTGGGTGATCTTCAAGCTGGACAGCGGAGATCCGGGGCGCGTCGCGTTGCTGACTGCGCTGTCGGGTGACGAAGTGAAAACCATCGGAAGGCGTCGCGATACGCACGTCATGCGTTTGCCAGGAGAAGCAACGTGAGTGAACTAGAGAAGGCTGAGGGCTACGCGATCGACGCGATGACCCGCTACGTGATCGAACACGTCAAGTCGGAAGTAGGGATCAACTCCATCGAGCAGCACGAGATCGAAGAACTCGTCAGCACCGCGGTCGTGGACTTCGCGAAGCGGCAGAGTGCAGCGATCGTTGAATCGCGCAAGGTCTACGGCACCGTCTCCGACATCCAGTCCCGCCTCGACAAGCTCGAGGAGGACAGCCACCCCTACATCAAGACCTGGCCCGCGAAGGAACTCGACAAGGCAATCTTCGGCCTCCGGTCGGCGCAGAAGAAGCTCGAGGTTCGCCTGGAGCAACTCGAGGCCAATGCGGGTTCTTGAGGACAACGCGAAAGCCTTGCTAATCCTAGTCATCCTCTTCTGCCTCTTCGTATTCATCCTCTACGTGGTGTGACCATGCACGAAAACCTAAGCCACTTGTCCCTCGATGAGCGTGACAAGCACTACGTCGCGACCGACTGCGTTCCTACGACGTGCGCTCAAGCCTCCGGCCTGCCGCGGGTCCAGATCCTCCGGCGCGACAACGCGCTGAAGCCGTTTGAGCGCGTGCTGGACCTAGGCTGCCACGACGGATTCAGCACTCGCTGGCTGCTGTCCGAGCCCTATATCCAGAAGCTCGTCGGCATCGACCTCTGCACGGAGAGCATCGCGCAGGCGAAGATGCTCTGCCGGGAGAAGGCGTTCCCGGAGCTTGCCCAGTATCTCTGGGGAAGCTTCTTCCGTTACGAGCCCGACGAGCCATTCGACTGCGTCTGCGGGTTCGAGATCATCGAGCACTTCTTGGAGGACGAAGCGCGGCTTCTCCTCCGCAAGATGATGGACTTCGCGATCGAAGGAGGTCGGCTCTACATCTCGACTCCGCACGAGGACGGGCGTTGGGGGAGGTCGAACCCAGACCCGCAACACCTTCTCTTCTTCAGCCCAGCGAAGCTCGCCTTCTGGATCAAGGAAGAGACGGGCGTCGAGCCGCACATCGAGGTGCTCGCCGACACGATCCACGCCAGTTGGGAGAAGCCGTGACCAGCGACGACTACGACCGGCTCGACGCGATGGCGAACGCAGAGGTCAAGCGACTCGAGGACAAGATCGACTCACTCAAAGCAACGGTGTGCAATCAGCGTCTCGAGATCGAGGCGTGGGAGGAGCGCTACGAGGAAGTCGCGCAAGACAACGACAAGATGCGTCGCGATCTTGTCCGCATTCGAGACATCGCAGCGGGCAAGCGGTGAAGCCGTTCCTCTACCTGGCTGGTCCCTACTCCCGTGATCCTGGCTTCTACGTCAAGCTTGCGGAGGCTTGGTACACGCAACTCATCCAAGAAGGCTTCTACGTCTTCTGCCCGCACCTGAGCCACTACCCGAACGAGATTCGTCCGCTGCCCTACAAGACGTGGATGGAGCAGGATATCGCGTGGCTCGAGAAGTGCGACGTGCTGTTTCGGTTCAGTACCGACAAGTCGCCTGGAGCCGACCAAGAAGTTCTACACGCAATCGCGAAGCAGATTCCGCACTTCACCAGTCACGCGCTCCTGATGGAGTGGAGGGAGGCTTGGGATGGACGCAAGAAGCAGAGCTAGGGCTCGAGAGGGCGAGATCGACTGGCGCGCGGTAGACGTAGACGCCGAGATCGAAGCGAGAATCCAGCGCGCGTCGAGGCATGGCTTGTGCGGTCCCTACATCTTGTCGGGCGTCAACTTTATCCGGCGTACCCGCATCCGTTACTGGCAAGTCAACAAGCCAGATGGTCGGCCAGACCTGTTCGTTGAGCAGGACGAAGAAGACGATGACGGCAACCTGCTCGTCCATTTCGACCGCAGCACCACCTTCATGCCAGCTTTCTTGCTCGACAACGTCGAACGAGATCTTGTGCAGGAGCACGTCAACTACGAGGTCGGTCTGGTCGCGATCAAGCAGAGGAGAGATCTCGTCCTATACGAACACCTCAAGTTTCTAAGCGCTGAAGAGCGCTTGGAGATCGAGCGGAAGATGCTGAGCCATATGGCATGGAACCAAGACGTCTTCGGCACGTATCACCACCACCTCATCAACAGCAACACGGTGACCTGATGAGAGTGATGAACGACGAGGACCGTAGACGCGCTCTACGCTCCTGCACCGCGGAGCAGCTTTCGGAACTACCTGAGCGACTCCTGCGCGACGCGCTGCTGATGCAGAACTCCTGGCTCCCAGCGGAGTCCTGGGTCGTCACGCCAGAGGAGATCGCCGAGAAGGGCGAGTGGATGACTACCCACAGCCCGGAGAAGCTGACCTCAACACTGATGCTGTCGGTCTTGTGGGGAGGGATGAACTTCTGCGCTTCCTACGAGATCGCCGACATTGAGCTACGTCTGACGACGAACCCGGAAGTGCTCGAGCACGTCGTTCGGGAGAACCTCATTCAGAAGGTCGCTCACGGGATCAAGGAGTTCGCGATGGACGAGGCAAGGACAATCAGGCTATGAGAATCGGCTACTACAAGTTCACGACCGCAGCAGAACTCCACATCGTCAACAATCTTGGCGACTCCGTTCCACTGAACGAAGAAGCACTTGAGACGGAGATCGAGGTCGAGTGCGTCCTGCACTGTGACGACCCGGAAGACGGGGTCTACGGGGAGATCATCAACGCAGCCGTTTTGCTCGAGAACTTCTTCCTCAACGAAGAAGCGATCGAGTGCCTCGACCTCTCCGTGGAAGCAGGCGAGAAGTTCAACGACGGAGGCATCGTTCCGCCAAAGGCTGGAACCAAGTGGAAGTCGATCTCGGATGGGCACATCTGGACCGTGGTCGGCAGCGGAAAGCTCGAGGACTGCGCCGCCTTCTACATCTGGCTCGAGCGACCGCTGTTCAACCTACTCAGCGGCGACGAGAAGGTCGGAATGACGATCCAAGACTACACGCTCTACCAAGAAACACTGAAGGACGGAAAGCGCGTCCCTTGCTGGCGTCAAGTGATCGATGAAGACCCGCCTGGACCTGGCGAGTTCCGCGTTGAGGGTGCGATCTATCGAGGTGAGCAATGAAGTTCAAACAGGCTATGGACGAGCACCGCTACGGCAAGTTCTTCATCTCTGACGGGTGGGTGCGTGAGAAGCCGGACCTCGTGCAAGAGCTTCTGAGTCAGGTTCTCATCGTGGACGCGACCTACAAGTTCGATCCGGTCGGCATCGAGTACTACGCGGTCAGCCCTCAGTTCGATGCCAGCCCTATCGGCCTGCAAGCAAGCTGGGTTGGTATTCGCCAGATCCAAGTGCGAGGTCTGAACTCGCTCGAGATCGTTCGCCTGGAGTTCTGCGAGAAGGACGAGGTCTTCACGATATGAGCGACGCGACTCGTAGAGGACTCGCTGACCTAGCTCTCATTCTCGAGGAGATGAGCGTCAGCGAGGTCTGCCGAATCGCTCCGCGGACTCGAGCGTTCGTCACCGGCTCTAGGGCTTACGGCAGGTTCGATGCCTACAGCGACGTAGACCTCGTGGTGCTCGTTTCGGAAGCAGACCGAGAAATTCTGCGCGAGACGATGCACGAACAGTGGATGCGTCATCCAGAGGAGGTCTTTGGTCTTGGTGACCGTCCTCGCTGGAACCCCCCAAACTGCCGAGAGCTACCTGACGACCTCGACACCAACCCGTTCAACTACCCAGTGGCTTCCGTGAAGTTCGGCAAGCTGAACGTGTTGCTCTGCACGGATCCCATCGCGTTCGAGTGTTGGTATGTCGGCACGCAAGAGTTGAAGACGAGGAAGCCAGTCACTCGAGAAGAGGCGATCCGCGTCTTCTATCGGCTGCGCGGAGAGTATGGTCTGGATCAAGGAGAAGACCCGACCAGCATTCGTCCGCGGACGATGTTGGAAGGGGCAGTAGAAGCATAGGAGAGAGCCGGTGGTCGGTAGCTAGGGGGTTCAGACCTCATAGCTAGGGGGTTCGACACCCCCCTTTCTCAGTGTGTGCAGCGCGGTAGCCGTGGGGGTGGTCCCTGCGGCTGCCGTTCTAAGGAGACATCGTGGCTGACTTCAACATCCGCAGGCTGATCGGAGCACTGCCGGATCTCACCGACGACGAGGTCCGCGCTCTCTACAACGCCAGCCAGGCGGAGTACGCCAGGCGAAACAAGAAGGTTCCGACCGTCCACTTCTTTGAGCACTTCGTTGCCATCTCATCCAATCTAGCCTACGGCTACGGCTGGGCTCCTTGTGGCGCTCGCATCTACGAGTCTCGACTACAGGCTTAAAACATCAAAAGCAAGACTGATTTCTGCTTGAAACTGCGTGCTTTGCGCACGCTGTCCGCGGGCTCCTCGAGCACCTCGAGCTAGCCGACCGCTGCTCGAGGAGTGCATTCCGTGCATTCCGTGCATTGCTCGCGCAGCCCTCTAGAGCTTCGCTCTATCGGATAGCCTTTTCGCAGGATGCCGCGAAATTTTGCGGTTTTCGCGATGCTCTCTAGGCCGAAAACTCGCATCCACCCCCATATGTAGTGTAGGTGGCTCGAGGCTGCGGACACTCGCTTTCCCGGCCTTCCGCGTTGCTTCTCTACGACTGGATCTCCGAACAAGCCGTAGAGAGATCCCTCTCTACGATAGCCTTTTTGCGGTAGCTGGTGTGCTCCGATCAGTGATGCACCGATTTCATCGTTTCATCTCATCGTTTCAACGGGATCAAAGGACTTACGACGACACGTTTAAACCCTTAAAAGCCGAAATCGTCTCGGATGAACCTTTGCTAGCCGCGGAATACGGCTCACGTCCCATTGGGGATGCCTATCAGGCGGGACAATCGGGCAAGAAAACGTGAAAAGTAGCGCTCGAGGGGGACTCGAGGTAGCCTCTGAAAAACGACATCACCACAACATATGGGGGATGGGTCGGCGTAAGTCCCCTAGATATGGGGGAGACTGCGGATTTCGCAGTAGGTTTTGAGGGGGCGAGCACGGAAAAGAGGGCAAAAGCCAGCCTAGGCCAGCGAGAAACCCTACCGCTGCGAAGTCCCCTAGGCGCATACCCTCCCCTCTCCCTGGTATTTCGCGGGAGCCTATCGCTAGCCTGCAATCCCTCCCCTACCTCCGAAAACCTAGCCATCCCCCTGCGAAAACCTACCTCGAGCGGGAAGGGGAAAGGGAGGGGGAGCTAGGGGGAGAGAAAGGGTAGGGGAGGGATAGCTAACTAGGTGATGGCTAAGGGGGATGCGTAGGCTACTGAGGTAGGGATGGACTAGGGGGAGAAGGGGAGAAAACCTACCCTGGCGATGTGATGGATGTAGCTTTTAGCCTGCTAGAACGGGAAAACGGGACTTAGGGAAAGGCTAGGAAGGGGGGAGGGAAGCGAAAACCATCAAAAGGGGAAAGGCTAGGGCGGGAGGGAAACCGGCGCTTAGGTGGCTCGAGAGGGAGCGAGAAAACCTAGGGAAGCACGAGGGAGGGAAGGCTAGTCCCCTGCGAAATTCGCTAGGGTGAAAACCTGCGATGCTCGAGAGGGGAGGGATTTCGGTACAAGCTCGTACCGAAAACCGATGCTTGAGGGGAGGCGAAAACCTACCTCGAGCGAAGCCAAGGGAGCCGCTAGGGGAGGCGAAAGGATGGGAGGGGAAAACCTGCGAAGGATGAAAACGGGAGCGGGAGAGACGCTAAAACCGCTCGAGGGAGCTAGGGATTTCGCAGGGAGTACATGCAGAAACCCGCTCGAGGGGAGCGGGTTTCGATGGGTGGCTCGAGCGAGTTAGAGCGCTGCGAAGCGCTCCCCTAGGCTGGCATCCTTGCGTTTGAGCAAGCGAGCGCAGCGCTTACAAGGCATGTTCCCCGCGGGACGTTGGGAATCGTTGAAGCGAATTCCACAAAGGGAGCGCTCGTTATCGCGCAGAACATGCATCGTGATGTTCCCATTGCTGGCGCAATGGTCTATCAGGGGGATGGCTTGCGAGAGGGTTTCTAGGTCGGAATTCATGCGAACATCTCCCCTGAAAGGAAGGCTAGGGTTTGACGGTAGAAGCTTCGCGCTTCCCATAGGCTAGAGAAGCGCTCCCCCTTCCAGTCCCAAAAGCTTGCGCACTGCAAGCCATCCGAGGGAGGGGAAAGCCAGTCTCGAGCGGAGAAAACGCTAACCTCCCAATGGGAGCGCGAGCGATCGATGCGCGAGACTCCGCGGGAGTAGGAATAGCGCGGGACGAAAGCCAGAGAGACAACGTAGCAGCCTACAAGCGCTCGAGCGCTTCCCCTCGCCCATCCCTTGGCTTTGGGAGGGGAGAGGTAGACCATCGAGGGGAAGCGAGTCCATCAGACTCCCTCCCGCGCTGCTAGCTCGCTCAGAAGCTTTCGGTCGAAAACCTCGAGCGCTAACGAGTCATCGATGATGAGCGTAGCCATCTCGCTGGCGCTAGTCTCCGCGGGATAGCCTAGCGCGCTAGCGAAGTCCGCTAGCTTTTGCTCGCTCCACTGCGCGACCATTCCACGCGCTACCGCGTAGCGATAGGACGGGGGGATGGTTGGATCGAATTCCAGGCGAGCAATTCGCGCCAGGATGGACAAGTCATCATCGTTGAGGGGAAACATAGTCTTACCCAATCCTTCGGAATTCGCAGCGTAGAGTATCGATGTCGCGCTTGTGCTTATCGCAGCAATCGCCGACGTGATGGAGCGGGTAGGTATCGCGCTCCCAAACGCTAACCGTCGCCTCCCGCGGAGTAGTTTGGTCCGAATCCTTGCAGTAATCGCATTCGCGCATCGTTCGCTCCCTTGCTTTTGGTACGAGCTTGTACTGAAAACCTAGCGCGGAAGCGCGAAGTACAAACGGTCTTCGCGCTTCTCCCGCACAATCAATCCCTTGCGCTCCAACGAAAGGATAGAGCGCTCGCTAACTCCCCAATCGAAGCGCATCGCGTTGAATTCAAGCTTCCCCCCGTGCTCCGACATAATCCGCAGAATGCGCTTTTGCTCGCGTGACGTTTTCATCGTTTGCTCCCTTGCTTGGTATGGCCGAAGTATAGTCATCAGATTCCGAGGTTTAAAACCTCAAAACCCTAGATGCGGATGACTTTCTCCGAAGTCCCTATAAGCGAAGGTTTTAAAACTTAGGAAATTCTCGAGCGGGAGCGCTTCCCGCGGGTTTCGTCCTAGGTTCGTGCGTTTTCATCTGCATGAATCCAGGGAGGCGCCTATATCCAGTAACGTATCGCGCTGCGATTCCCTTAGCGGATTTCCTCGAGCGCTTCGCAAGCTTCGATGAGACAAGCGCGAAGGGAGGCGATGCGCTTGTCTCGCGCTTCCTGCGCTTCGCTTTCGCTCGAGCCGAGATAGGCGCTAAGCGCTTCCCGGATGATGTGAGCGATGGAAACCTCGCGCGAGTCTGCTAGCTCCTGTAACGCGTCCCTAGTGGAGCGCTCGAGGCGAAAGGCTATCCCTACGGAATCGCCTAGGATCTTTGGTCTACCCATCCTAGCCTTCCTGCGGAATGGAATCCTGCGCACGATCCAATCGCGCGATAGCCTCCCGCAAAGCGCGGAAGGTTTCCTTATCCTTGAAGCCAGCATCGCGCAGAATCTTTCGCGCTCGCGAGACTTCCCGGATGGCTTGCTCGAGCTTGCTAGCGGCATGGATCAGGTTTCGCTTTTGGTCTGAGCTAGGCTCCCGCTCGAGTAGCTTTGACCACATCAAGCCAGGGTTTTCGCGCTTCTCCGCCATCGTTTCCTCGTTTCTGCGGACTTCCCGCATCGCAGTAACCCCGCGGGAGCGGGGTTATGCTGGCTTCTCTTATGGGATCGGGTTAGCGCTTTGCCCAATCCGTTTGGTCCCTTTCGTGTCTGCGCGCATTATAGTCATCGCGCTTCGCGCTTTTGTAGTATTAAAGGGGGATTGCTTCTAAACCTTTAAAAGACAAGCGCGCGGAAGCTATCCCGCGCGCTCGCTCGTTTGACTTCGCAGGGTTTTATCTGCACGAAAAACTAGATGACTCGCTCCCATACTCCCGTAGCAGTCCCGTATCTGCGCGCACAAGCGCGACAAAGCGCTAGATGCTCCCCGCTGCGATGTCGGAGCACGATGCGCGCGAAGCGCTTGCAGTCTGGATGCTCCCCTTGCCAGTAGCAGACTACGGGAGCGCGAGCGCGCATCCTGGCGAGTAGCAGCGCGCTAGCTTCTCCCATAGTGAAGTCCGCTCATCCCGGATTCTGCTACCGCTCGCGCTTGATGCATCTCTGCGCGCTCGAGCGCTTGCGCGGCTAGCTCGAGATGAGCAAGCGCGGAGCATAGCTCAGACTGCGCAAAGGGGGATAGGTGGGAATCCTCCGCGCATAGCAAGCGCTCGCGCAGTCTACGGATGTCGCGCTTAGCCGATTCCATCATCCCTCTCCCCCTTCGGACTTCGGAAGGATTCGCAGCAAGCGGGAGAGGGTTTCGCGGTAGGCTCGAGACTCCCCATCGTAGAATTCCCCTCCCCTGTCATCCCCCTCCCGATGCGCTAGTTCTGCGCGAGACTTCGCTAGCTTTTGCTCGCTACAAAGCCAGATGGCTAGCTCGCGCGCAGTCCTAGGGCGCAAGTCTGCAAGCTTGTTTTCAGACTCGCTCATCTGCGCGCTCCCTCGAGATACCAGCGAGAATGGAGCACCCATCCCCCTCGGATCCCGTGATAAACATCCCGTGCTCCTCCGCGGTAGCCTCGAGCGCTTCGCGCCATAGCTCATCTTCGAGCGCTTCCCTGCTACCGTATCCCGCGCAGAGTCCGCAGGTTTGGGGAGCGCTCAAGCGCTCGAGTTTGCGCCATAGCTTGCGCTCGCGCTTGGTAGCCTTCCCCCATTCGCGCTTGCCTTGCGCGACTAGCGCGCGGAAGCGCTTCCGCTCGCGATCCAAGCGCTTCCGCGCTTTCTTAGCGATACGCTTGGGAGACTTGGGCGGATAGCTCCCCTTACCGTGGCAAGCTTCGCAGGGGGAGAGATTCGAGCAAGCGAAAGGCAAGTAAAACTTACCGGAAGGGGAGAGGGAGAGAATAGAGCCGAGATAGGTCAAACCCTCGAGCATCTCATCGTCGTACTCGCTGGGCTCGAGGTTTTCGAGCGCATCGCGCTTGATTCCCTCCCAATCCCATCGGGCGATTTC